TTCATCACCCGCAATATAAGGGCAGCTCAAGACCAGTACAACGCGAAATGCAAGGCAAATTCCGAAAACGCCAAAAAGCGAACGCAAGCGAACGTTAGCGAACGCAAGCGTTCGCAAGCGAACGTTAGCGAACGCAAGCGTTCGCAAGCGAACGATAGCCAAACAAGCCAATACAAAGAACAAAGAACAAAGAACAAAGAACAAAATATTACTACTACTACCGCGCAAGCGCGCGAAAGCTGGCAACAATGCGTAGATTGCTACGAGCAGAACATTGGCGCACTTCCTCGTGCCGCATTTGATAGCATTGTGGGCTATCTGGAACAGGTAGAGCCTGACCTTGTTTGCGAGGCAATCAATCAGGCAGCTATCAACAATAAGCGTTCGTGGGGCTATGCGCAGGCAATCTTGCGCGACTGCCTGAAAAATAACATTACCACCCGCGCGGCGTATCTTGCCGAGAAAGAGGCCAGAAGCCAGCAGAAAGGCGCTGCACAACGGCAACAGATGAAAACTACACAGGAAAAGCTGAGGGAAATCGCGAAAGGAGGCATAGCAGATGACGTATCAGCAGACGGCGGCGCTCCTGTCGCTGGCTATGAACTACTGGGATAACATTTGCAGCAAAACGAACGCCGAGGAAACTGCGAAAGCTTGGGCGGCATCGCTTTCTGATATTTCCTACAATGCCGCGCTGAAGGCTGTGCAGGAGCTTTCCAAAACGCACCGATTCAAGCCAACTGTAAGCGAGGTGCGGGAAGCTGCTGTCAAATACAGCGCATACAACGTATCCGATAACTGGTCTATGCGCCTTGCATGGGACAGATACAAAGAGCTTGGTATCCCGCTGCCAAAGTGGTTTTCCGCTGGCGTGGTGCAGCTTGGCGATAACGCACCAGAAAGCTACAAGCTGGCGATATTGGAAAACTGCGATAGAGAAAGAATTTCATGTTGAGGTGAAAAATATGCTGAATGTTGTTGCAATCATGGGTCGCCTTGCGCGTGACCCGGAGCTTCGCCAGACTACGACGGGCAAGAATGTTGCGTCGTTCCGCATCGCCTGTGATCGCGGACGCCGTGACGCCAACGGCCAGAGCCAGGCAGACTGGCTGGACGTTGTTGCATGGGACAGGACGGCAGAGTTCGTCTGCAAGTATTTCCAGAAAGGCTCCCTGATTGCCATTGATGGCCGCTTGCAGAGCCGCAGCTATCAGGACAAGAACGGCCAGAACCGCACAGCCGTTGAAATCGTGGCCCAGAACGCGAATTTCTGCGGCAGTAAGGAAAGTACCAGCCCCGCCTCGCAGAACGCCGCACAACGCACGCAGGGTGAACCTGATGCAGCACCGCCCGCCTATTCTCAGGGTCAAGCCGATGATTTTGCCCTCATTGAGGATGAAGGCGACCTGCCGTTCTGATTATGAAACGCTTTGAAATCATCACCTACTCCCGCTCTACCGGCGACATCACCCACTCCAAGCGCCTGTATTCCAAA